CGTGCCGTCACCGGTGACCGTTTTCACGCCACGGTTGGGCACCGTCACGCCTTTCGACGCATACCAGGCAGTCAGCTCGTCGGTAAAAGCCTGGGCGGCGGCGCTCTCTTCGTCGGTGGCGTTAGATGGAATGACAATCTCCACGCCGCGGGCGGTCGAATTTTTGGCGTCGTTAAAGTCCAAAGCGACTTGCCTGGCTCCGGGGACCGACTTGCGCCCTACTTGGTCTCGAGTGCCGGCCGTCACGTCGAACGCCGGCACCATGCCTTGCATCGGGAAATCGAGCACGGCCTCCGCGGCCTCCTCGGTCTCGCGTTCCTGGATGGCTTCGTTGAACGTGTCGATGGCCGTATCGGTCGCCTCCGGGTTCATCATGTGCTTCAAGAACGTGCGCACTTGCTCGGGATCTTTGGCCTTGGCTGGGTTGTCCTTGGCCCAGGCCTCGAGGAGGACCCGCTTTTCCTGGTGCTTGGCGCCGGCGTCGACGAGCTTCTGCGCCTCGGCCGTGGCCGTCTCGGCGTTGTTGCTGGCCAGTTTCTTCGGATCGTGGACGCCGAAATAGCCTTTGTCCGACAACGTCGAGAGGGTCGACATGGCATCACGCACCGGAGCCGGCAACGTCTTGCCCTCCTCGCGGCGTTTGGCTCGGAGCTGCTCGAGGAACTCGGCCTTTTCGCCAGGAGGCATGCTGCGGTTGACCATGTCCTTAATCTCGAAATACCGGCTCCACTCTTGGTTGTCTTTGGACGGCTCGTAGCCTTCGATGGCCGTGAGCAGCTTGGGCCGCATGGCGGCGACCTCGGCCCAGCGGGCCGGGCTGTTCTCGTAGACCTCGGACATGGTCGCCTCGTGCGTGAGCAGCCGGCGCTCGGGCAAATTTGGGAATTTCTCGCGCAGCTCCTTGGCCGTCTTGATCTCGCCGGTCAGCACGGCCTGGTCGGCCGCGTCGTCGTCGTCGGCCACCCGCTGGCGGATCACGCCCTCGGTATTGTTGAGCAGAGTGGTGGCTTGGACCGGTGTCACGTCACCCAGCTCGGGCACGTCCTCATTTTTTGCCCGGCGCTCGAGGAGCGGCTTGAGGCTGTAGGGATCGGCGTTCATCTCGCCGACCAGCCGGTTCAAGTTATCTTCCTTGGCTTTGCGCGTTTGGTCGTCGGCAATCCGGGCTATCCGCATCTTGCCTTCTTCCGGGGTAAAGATCATGTCTTTGACGGCTCGGTTGACCTCGGCAATCGCCCCGGTCAAATCATCCCCGGCCACTTTCATCATCACGTTGGCCTCGACATCCATCTGGAATCCCTCGAGCTGTTTTTTGCGCGACTGGTTCTGGATCTGGACCTGGGAAAGTTGCGACCACCGGTCCCACGACGGCGCCAGCTCGGCCGCCGCGTTGTTGGACACTTTGATTTCGGAAAGGGCCTTGCGCGTCAGCTCGAGGTTGCGCTGCCAGTTCTCCTCCCACTGGTCGACCGGCAGATCAAGCTGCTCGGTCTGTTGCTTCTCGAACGCGGCCCGCATGGTCGTCTCGGCCCGGGCGAGGTCGGCCGTGTCCTTGGCCTTGGCAAATTTCTCGGCGACGTTCTGGGCGAACTGGCCGAGCTGGCCGATCGACTGCCCGAGGCGTATACCGGCCTCGGCCTCCGCGGTGAAGGCATCCTGCTCGAGCGTCTGGTCGAGCATCGACTGGGCGCCGCGGCGGATGCTGGCATCGCTCAAGGTGGCCGCGCCGTCGAGCTGGGCGGCCCGCGGGTTGACGGTGAATCCGCCGAACTGCGGCACGCCAATGTTGGCCGAGCTGGCCGCCACGGCCCGGGGGCCGGCGTTGGGGATTTCTGCGATGCGGATGACAGGCATGGTAGTTACGTCTTTTTGGCGGTGGTGGTTGGTTTGGCCTGGCGCATGCCGGCGTAAGACATCCCGAGCGATCCGAGCTGGCCGATGCCGCTGGCCAAGGAGCCCCAGGTGCCCATGGCGGTGGCACGGCTTTCGGCCATCCCGCTCATGTATTGGAGCTGGGCTTGGCGTTGGGCGATGCGGTAGCCGGCGCCGGCCGCGGATTTCTCAAACTGGGCGTCGCTGAAGGCCATGCGGGCGGCGTCCATGTTGATCTGGGCCTGGAACATGTCCTGGTTCAAATTGAAATCGATGGCCTTCTCGTTGATGTTGGCCTGGTCGCGCATGGCGCTGGCCTCGAGGGCGGTGATGCCAGCGTTGAAGTCGGTCACGCCGGCCTCGTAGCGGGATTTGCTGGCGTTCAAGTTGGCCAAGAGCCGGGTATCGACGGCCTGGCGCTCGAACAGCTCGGCCGTCTCGGAGAGCACCCAAAGCGACGAGCCGGCGCTCGAAAGCACGTTGCCTTTGGCATACTGCGACTTTTGCAGCCCGAGGATGCGGGCCTTTTCTTTGCGGATGCGGTCGGCTTGGGCCTGGGCTTGCTCTTCCTCGCCGGCGGCCTGCTGGCGCAGGAGGGCCGCGGTGTTCTTTTGCAGCTCGCCCTGCATGTCCGTGAACTGGCTTTGCATGCGCATCTGCTCGTTCTGGAACGTGGCGGCCTGCTGGTCGAATTGCGCCTGCATCTGCTGCGATTGCGCATTGAACATTTGCAGTTGCGAATTAAACGCCGCGGTGTCCGCGGCCCGCTGGGCAGCCATCATCTGCCACTGGGCGTTCTGCTGGTTGATTTGCTTGTTGTAGTCGGCGATCGCGGCCTGGGACTTCGCCGCTTGGGACGACGAATACATGGCAATGCCGGTCGAGGCCGCGGTGGCCACGGCCGAAACAATAAGTGCTGCTGCGGGTAAGGCGGCCATTAGGTTGTCTCCATTTCAGTGCCGCTGAAAAGCTGCACCAGGTTGTCCTCGCCGCGGGAAAAGCCGGTGCGCTCGAGGATGTAAGCGATCGGCTCCGGGCAATAGACGGCCATCGTGTGATAGCCATGGACGCCGGCGATTTTCTTGAGGCACGCCACGCAATGCCCGAACGCGGCCCGGGCTTTTTTGAGCGAGAGCCCCGGGCGGGAAACGGCGTGCTCGACCATGCTCATGCCGCACGAGTTGTCCATGTGCAGGAAAAGCGCCGCGGCCGGCTTGTCGTTGATCGAGCAAACAACGCCGCACCTGGGCAGGATCGTTTCCGGCCGGCGCTGGCCGTCGTGGGCCAGCCACCACTCGGTGAGCAGCTCGAAGTCACTGGCCGCGTAGGCTCGGATGGTGTAGCTCGGGTCACTCATTTCCGTAGGCATCCCATTTCGGTTCGAGGGCCAGGAGGCAAAAGGGGTAAGGCGAGGTCTGCCGGACATCGAGGTCGGCATCGATGCCGAACGCGCCGGCCAGGACGACCTTCTGGTCGCCGGTCGTGGTCGTCGGCGCCAGGTCATACCAGTCGCCGTTATTGGTGCGGAGCTGGCCGCCGCGGCTGCGGTAAGTCCGGGCCAGGATCTGGTGCACCCGCTTCTTGCGGCCCTGGCTGGTGCCGTCTTGCAGCTCCATATCGAGCTTCATCGGGCGCAGGGTCGAGGTGTAGGAGAGGCCGACGGCCAAGACCGGCACGCTGGAGATGACGCGGCCGGTGGTCGCGGTCGTGGTGGTAAACGTGCCGTCGTTGCGGTAGACGACGACCGACTTGCCGGAAAGATTGGGCACGCCGTAGAGGTTGGTAAAAGTGGCCGTGCCGCCGCTCGTGTAGGCCGACCAGCCGGTGGCGTCGATGTCGGCGTTGGTGGCCGGATCGGCCAGGGTCCACGTCGTGTTGTTATTAGTGCTGGTTTTGATCTTGAAGGTGCCGTTGAGCTGGGTCATCCCGCCCACGCCGGCAAAGGTGACAAGGTCCCCAGCGGCCAGCTCGATGTTGAACGCATCGGCCAGGGTCACGATTAGGTCGGAGCCGACAACGGCCGCCGAAGCCACGCTGAACGTGTTGGTCGGCTCGGTGAAGCTGTCCAGGTAGCGCCAGCTATTGGTCGTCTCGTTGTCCAGGTGCGTGCGCCAGCCGAGCTGGAACCGCTCGATGTAGCGGCGCTCGAAGCCGTCGGTCACACGGCGCACCACCACCCAGACCTCGTCCTCGGTGTTGATGCCGTAGATGGTAGCCACCGATTCGATGGTGCCGTCAGTCACGTGCCGGTGCCAGCCGACGACCTTCTGGTCGCGTTCGTAGGTCATGGCGATCAACTGCCCATCGCCGCGCACGCACCAGAGAATGGCATCGGGTTGCTGCTGGTAGGCAATCTCGACAATCTCGCCGGCCGTGACGTGCTCGGCCAGGAGCGTGAGATCCGGGGCGATCCAGCCGTCCTTGTTCAGCTCGTAGACCAGCTCGCGGACCTTGCGGCCGTTGCGTTGGACAAAAAGCAGCACGTCGTTGACCAGGGCGGCCCGCATATACTTCGAGCCGTAGCTCGATTGCCGGCGAGCCTGGACGTTGGCGGCCGAAAGGGCCTGGGCCGTGTCGGCCGAGCCGATCGTCCACTCGTCGCCCGAGGTGCCGACGAGCAAATCCGCCTGGGAATACATCCAGTTGATGCGGTTGCCCTCCGAGGCGGCCAGGGTGAATTGAATCGAATTGTCCGGGTTCGGGCCCAGCTCGAAATTCTCGAAGTCATCCAAGGCCGAGGTCCAGATCGTGACCGGCTCGTTGCCCACGCCGGCAAAGCAAAGCCTCTGCTCGTGCAGGGCCACGGCCCGCGGGAACCCGCGGAAGGTGCTGAACGATCCCTCATACCAAAGCGTCGTGCGTTTGCTGCCCGCGGCGTCCGTGCCAAGCCATTCCTCGACCGTGGCCGTGGCGGTGAGGCCGCTACCGGCCACCGCGGTGATGCGCACCTGGCCGCCGGTGGTGAAATTGCCCACGGTCAAATTGATCCGGGCGTTGGTGTTGGACGTGTAGGCCTTGACGAAAAGTTTGATCCCCGCCCGCTCGAGTTCGTTGCCCGAGGTGATGATGTTGCGGTCGCCGTTGCTGTCGTATTCGCGGACGATCTCCATCTGGCTGAGATTTTCGACCCGCACCGTGCCGGACGCCGCGCCCGAGTTGGCCACCGCGTAGGTGTAGCTGTCGGCATCGACGACGGTGATGGCAATGGCCGTGGTCAGACTGAACGGCGCGGCGCCTTCGCTGAAGTGCACCAAGTCGCCGGTCGTGTAGCCGTGGCCAGGGTGCGTCACGGTGGCAGTGGTCGTGGTCCGGGCCACCGAACGGTAAATCGGCCCGGCCTTCCACGTGTCAGTCGGAATGCGCAGGACCTGGACCAAAGCGTTCCAGGTGCCGAACGTGGTCAGATCCCACGAGCCTTTCACGTCGATCGTGGTCGAGACGGCGTTGGCCACGGCGATGTTCAGCTCGATGTTGCCGGTGCCGCGGCGCCACTCCAGGCGCCACTGGCTATCGACGTGGCCGGCCTCGAAGATCGGCGCCGTGGCGGTCAACGTCACGCTCCCGGTAAGGGCGCTCGTGCGAATTGTCGTGTCGGTGATGTTGATCTCGCGCAGCGGCGGGTAGAACCAATTGACCTTCTCGAACTCCCAGTCGTCGTCGGCATACCGGGAGAGCTTGTGCACCGGATAGCGAGCATGGGCGAAATACATGATGTCGTTGATCTGGGAGAATTGCAGCTCGCGCAGGCTGGCCTCGTCATACGGCGTGATGACCTCGACCGGGTCGCCCAGGCTGTCGACGATCAAGTTGCCGTCTTTCCAAAAGCGCATGTAGCCCTCGCCGCACTCGATGATGAAGCGGGTGGCGGTGGAAAAGTTGAACCCGATCAAACGGCACCGGAGGTTGTTGCGCTTGGCCTGGCCGACAAAGCGGAACCCGGGTCGGCGCACGGCGCCGCCGTAGGGCAGGATCTGGAAATTCTCCAGCGTGCGGCAGGAACTGCGGTATTTCTCGAGCGTGGTCCGCGCATCGATGAACGGTGAGACCTCGCCCGCGTTGAAACTGGGGTAGAAGTCGAATTTAGGCATACCGTGCGCGGATGAGTTTGGAATCGACCCAGGCCGGTTTGATGCGCAGCCGGCGCTCGGTCGAGTCGCGGCGCATGGCCGAGGTTTTCAAGAGGGCTTCGGCTTCGGCCGAGAGCAACCGGGCTTTGTCCACGTCGCCGGCCAGGGGCACGGCGAGTTTGGCGGCCAGCGTGGCCGAGAGCAGTTCGACAAAGCCGTTGTCAAACTTGGTCGGGTCGGTCTCCCGGGCGATGTATTCGAGGCAGAGCACGCCGCCGGCCCAGAGCACCCAGCGGTTGGCGGCCAGGTCGGTGGCAAACGTGCCGGCCGTGTGAGCCAGGAGGCACCGGTAGACTTTGGCCTCGTGCGTCACGGCGTTGCCGACCGCGTAGGTGCGGCCGGTGAGCCATTCGGGGGCCTCGCTTTCGGCGTCGGTCAAGAGCCGGCCGCCTTGCACTTCCCAAGCCGCCTCGGGCTCGCGCAGGCCGGTGTCGTTGACCCGGTAGACGCGCAGGCAGTCGGCCGGCAGCGCATAGCTGTAGGTCCACTTGAATTCCGGCCAGAGGGTGTCGGCCGTGAGCACGGTCGATTTGTTGGCCCAGGTCCACGAGCCGGCCAGGAGCAGATGGTCGCGCACCTGGGGCAGAAGCGACTGGGCCAGGAGCATGCCTTGGGTGGAAGGCCCGAGCTGCTCGGCCGTGCCGATGCGCAGGATGGCTTGCCGGCAGATTTCCTCGTTGCTGATCGTGGCGGCCGACCGGTCCTTGGCCTGGGCGATGACCAGGCTCGTGACGCTCGGGCGCTGGATCGACTCGGCGTAGATCTGCGCCATCTGGGCGAACAGCTCCTTGGAGCCGGTAAGCGGCAGGGCCAGGTGGGCGGCCAGCTTGGCCGTGAGCAGCTCGACAAAGATCGGGGGGAAGGTCGTCGTGTCGGTGACGTTGGCCAGGTAATCGAGCTGGATCGGCCCGGTGAGCGACGTGTGGATGAAGCCGCCGATGATTTCCCACTTGGAAAAATTCTCGTCCTCATCGACGCCGTTGATGCGCAGGACGCGGAGGAAGTCCGCGGGAAGCGGGAAACGGTTGGCGTAGCCAAAGGCCGGCGGCGTGACGTTGGCCGTGGCGGTGGCCAGCTTGCGGCAAAATTGCCAGTCCAGATCGGTCTGAAGCTCCTTGACCGTCTGGTTGAAAAAAAGCGTGCAGTATTGCGCCTGGGCTGTCGCGTCACCGAGTGTCGTGATCTTCGCGTCACCCAGGCGTGCGAGAGCCAAATTGCAGATCTGCACGTCAGTCATAAATTAGGTGGCAGACATTGCCCGGTCTGCCAGCGGGGTTGATCTTTTCGAGCCGATCAAGGCAAGCGGTAAGCGATCAGAAAACTGATCTTCTTGCCCGCGGTCATCGCGTTGGTGCGCGTCAGCGCAGCCTGGATGCGCTTGGTCGCGGCCGTCACAACAAACCGCGGCAAAACGCTGGCGGTCACGTTGGCCGTGACTGCCGCGGTGCCCGCGGTGCTGCTGTTGATGCTGATGCTCGTGGCACTGTAACGGTCGGCGTCAACGGCATCCCCGATGGTGGGGATAGCGATAACGGAACCGCCCATGCTGGCCTCGTTGGAAACGCGGCACAACTCGGGGATGACCGTCGCGCCGACAGGAACGTCGGTCACGTCGATGACATCGCCGGTTGCGGCCTCGGTCCCGGTCGTGGTGTAGGTGGCCTCGATGAAGCGGAGGTCTCCGCTGGCGAGGTTGCCTTGCACGCGGTTGGCGAGCAGTGCGTCGTTTTGCTTGGTAGCTTCTGCGGTGTTGAACGTAGCCATGGTATTATTCTCCTTGGTTGGTTGTTAGAGGTTGCCGATTGCGGTTTCGACCGCCGAGGTGTCCGTGCCTGCCGCGATCTCGTCGAGGTAGGTGTTGATCGCGCCGAGCTGCGCCACCGAGACCGTAACGATCTTGGAGGAGGCGCCGCCCAGCACGTCAGTGGCTGCTTCGGTGGTTCCCCGGCTAACCGGGGTCTGGTCGAATTTAATCGTCATGGCCTACGGGCTTTCGTCACAAGCGATCTCAACGACCTTTTTCTCCTCGAGGCGGGTGGCTCCGAGGCTGGCGACCGAGCGGATCTGGAGCGAGTGCGACAGGTCCGTGCGGACATCCATGTGGGTCTTGAGGCCGCGCTCGGCGAGCACGATGCCGGATTTGACGTAGACGTAGCTGCTGCGCACGTCGGTCGAGCTGTTCAGCGGCAAGAGCTGGGTCTTGCGGAACTTGAAGCCCATGAACGTGTTCACGCTGCCATCGACAAGCGCCTTGACCGAGTTGTAGTCGGCCGAGGTGATCTCGGTGGTGCGGAGCAAGTCCTGGAGCTGCTTGGCGGAAACGACGATGATGCGCTCCTCTTCCTCGTCAACTTCGTTGGCATCCAAGATGAACTTGGCGGCGCGGAGTTTGCCGATGGTGAGGCCGCTGTTGGCCACACTGCCGGTTTCGACGTAGTTGACGGCGACCTTCTGCCCGGAGGGCAAGCTGGTCGGGGTCACGCCGGTCTCGCCGGTGTAAGCGGAGCCGCCGAGGGCTTCGATGATGACCTGGTCCGCGGTGCGGGCGTAGGCCGCCGCGTGCGACTGGACGACCGGGCTGGTCGGCAGGACAACTTCACCCAGGAGTTGTTCGTCGAATTCGTCGAACAACTTCGCGGTGTCGTAGGCTTTCGGGCGGATCCAACGCTTGGCCGTGGCCTGGTCGGAGATACGGGTTTCGCCACTGCGGCTCGTGATGAGCTGCATGGCCGCTTCACTGAGCTGGTTGTAGCTCTTCTCTTTGCCAGAGATAGAGTCCAGCGTGACATACTCGCGCAAACGCGAGTTCTTCTGTTGCACCAGGTGACGCCAGTTCTGGTCGAACTGGGTCGTGTAGTGCTCAGGGATCTGAGTCATTGCAGACATGGGATTTTCCTCCTTGGTTGAGTTTTGGTTGGTTGCTTTTGCTCCCTTTGGCCTCCCGAGTGTCCCGTGTGGGGTCTTCGGCTTGCGGGCTTGTGGAAGCAGGCTCCAACGAGGAGGTGTCTGCGTTCTGCTGCGACGATTACGCTTTTATGCGGTGTCAGTCAAGACACAAAATGAAAAATTGCAGGACCGGGGGTCGAACCCGGAATTTCAGCTTATGGGGCTGACGAGATACCGTTTCTCTATCCTGCGATTTCTTAGGCCTGCTTGAGCAGGCCGGTGACCAAAGCGACGGCCTCGGGATCGCCCTCGGCGTAGCGTTTATGCCAAGGGTTCTCGGCATTGCGCATGATGTCGGTGGCCCGGGCCTTGCCGCCCATCATGTCGGGCGTGGCCAGGCTGCGGCCGATCTTGTCCTCGCTCATCATCTGGGCCAGGCGCACGAAGCCGCGGACGACCTCGGGATCGCTGAACCCGTGGCTGCCGGCATTGACGCCGGCCAGCTTGGCGGCCTGCTTGGCCACGGCGACATTCTTCTGGAAGTCCCCTCCCCACTCTTTTTGCAGGGTGGCGATGGCCTCCTGGCGCTGCTGGTCGAACATGCCCTGGACGACATCGAGCTTGCTCGACTCGTATTGCGCGAAGAGCCCGGCCAGCTCTTTCATGGCCGAGGGCGGGATGTTGTGCTTGTGGGCGGCCTCGGCAAAAGGCTGCATGGCCTGCTTGTCCCAGGCAAATCCCTCGGGCACCTGCTCGGGCGTGAAGTCATATTCCTCGAGCGACTCGGGCACGCCCAGGGCCTTGCGGTAAGCGGCCACTTCCTCCGGGCTGGACTTCTCGTTCGGCACGCCGAGCTTTTTGCCGACCAGGGCGTTGGCGTGAGCCAAGGCCTTGGCCATGTCCGGCACGGTCTTGTATTTGGCCAGGGTTTCTTTGTAGGGCACGGCGTCGTCGGGCAGGTTGTTGGTCCAGCCCTCGGCCAGCGTGCCGTCCGGTTGCACGTAGGTGCTCGTGGAGAGCCCTGCGTTGTTTTCCGCACCGGTTGCCGGCGCGGCCTGTTGCGTGTCCCCGGTGTCGAGAAGCGAAGTCTCGGCGGGGGTTTCGATGGGTGTTTCCATAAAATTATTGCGGGTGGTAGCCGAGGTGGGTCCGGCGGCCGGCGTAGCGGCGGTGGAACTCGACCGGCGCGTTGTCGCGCAGCCACTCGACGTAGGCCGGGGTCTTGTCCCCGAGCAGCGGGTCCAGCTCGGGCGGAACCGTGGCCGTGCTCGTCTCGGCGATTTCCGCGGGCTCGGTGTCAGTCAAGACATCACGCCCTTTGCGGGGCTGTTTGGTTTTCATTTCAGCACCTTGCGTTTGGGTTCCTCGAGGTCGCCGTCGGCCGCGGGCTGGCGGCGCAGCATGGCCTCGATATGCAGGACGACGCCCCGCTGGCCGTCGCGGATGGCTGCGGGGATCGGGTTGAAGTCGTGCCCGGGGAGAAAGACTTGGCTCTCCGTGCCGAACGCTCGTTTGAGGTCCTCGAGGACGGCCTTGCCTTCCTCGCCCAGAAACACACGGTGGTAGGCATTGATCGTGCGCTGACGTTCACGTTCCCGGTCCAGGGCGGCGAGTTTGTCGTCGGCGGGCCTCATGCCTCCTCGGCCATCATTTGCGCGACCATGCTGTCATTGCGCACGGCGCCGGCTTTGCCCAGGGCCGAGGCGGTCTTCTCGAGCTGCTCGGCTTGCATGGCCTGTTGCGCCTGCTGGGCCCGCTGGGCACGTTGCTGGGCGACCATTTCCTCGTCCATGAGCCACCGGGCGGGCAGGCCGTCGTTGCGGGCCATGTCGCGGGAAATCTCGTCGAAGTCGTAGTTGTCGAGCATGTCCGGCCGAATTTGGGCGTAGGGCAGGAGCATCTCCGAGGTGCGGATGAAGGCCGCGTTCTCGAGCTGGCGGATGGCCAGGGCGATGCGGCTGTTGTAATGGACCTCGGGCTCGGGGACGGCGCCGAGCATGACGAGCTGCTGCGGGGGCGGTGGAAATTTCCCCTGGCGGGCGAGCAGGGCAAAGATGCGCTTGAGCATCGGGTTGAACAACTCGGTCGTCATGCGGGCAAAGGTCGGCGAAAATTGGATCAGCTTTTCCGAGCTGCGTTCCATGACCTCGCGGGCGGTCATCTGCTTTTCGAGCTGGGCGAACATCTTGAAAAGATCCACGTGGAACGCCTCGTTGATCGCGTTGCGTCGTTGCTCGGCGCGGTTCATGCCCACGTCATAGCGGCCATTGGTCGCCCATTCTTTGGGGATCGCGTTCGGGTTGTTCGGATCGAAATACGTGATGCCGGCGGCGCGGAGGTCGATGTCTTGGTCAAAGCCCGCGGGGATGAGCACCCGCGGGAACGCGGTCAGCTCGGCCAGGCTGTCGAGTTGCTTCTCGAGGAAGTTGAGCTGCCTTGCTTCGGGCAACGCCGTCCAGCTCGGGCTGTAGCCGTAGCTCTCGCAGTTTTTCCACTTGAGGTATCGCGTGACAAAAAACGGCTGCTCGTCGAACCCGGAAACCATGAGCACGTGCTTGCTGGCCTTTTCCACGTAGACCGAGGCGAAGGGCTTGTTGGGCGCGTCGCGTTTGCCCAGCTCGATCTCGCCCGGCCCCCGGGGGTAGACCATGTGGATGACGGTGAACTTGCGGACGGTTTTCGGATTGGCCAGGTCGGCCTTCATCGTGTCGCTCAAGGCGTCGGGCCCGAACTTGAGCGCCGCTTGGCGGGCGGTCATTTCGTATTCCCTCGAAAGCGTGTCGACGTAGCCTTCCTCGTTTTCCGAGACGGCGAAACTGCCAATGTCGAGCTTGGTGAAATTGAGCGAACTCTGCCGGCCCTGCTCGACTAAGATCGAGGCCGTGCCAAACGCCCCGCGGTCGAGATACAGCTCGTGGATCTCGGTGTAAAAATTCGACCGGGCCAGCTCGCCGTGCATGGTCTCGGTGCAACGCTTGAACCATTGCTTGATCTCGTCCTCGCTTTCCATGGCCGCCGGCGGCTCGAGCGAAAACCACCGCGACTCCATCGGCGTCATCCAGGACAACTGGCCATTGGCCAGGACCATGTTGGCGCGGACGGCCGTCGCGTCGAAAAGGTAGGCCTCGTCCTCGACCGAGGGCTGGCTGTCCTTGGTGAAAAGCCCGGCCTTGCGCGGCATGACATACCGGGCAATGTCCTCCCAAAGCGTCTCCCAGGTCGCCCGCTGGGTGACCAGCTCGGCGTGCTTCAAGAGGATGTTCGTGGCGAGCGTGTCTTGCATTGGGTGTCAGTCAAGACAGAGAGAACCAGGGCGGCGGTTTCATCGAAGTTAGGCGCCCAGGGTCGAGGGACCGGTAAGCAGTGGTGCGTCCTGGAAAGATTCGCCGGCCAAGATCGACTTGCGCAGGCCTTGGCGCCGGGCGGCCAGCTTGCGTTGATCCATGTCGGTGTCGGTGCCCTCGTCCACCCGGGTCGGCGGATCGGGTTTGACCTGGTTGGCTTTGAGCTGCTCGAGCTGGGCGTTCTGCGCGGCCAAGGCGTCCTGGCGGCTCTGCTCCATGATCTTGAGCTGAGACTGCATCTGCTCCTGCTGGGCCTTGGCCGAGGCGGCCATTTGCGCAGCCTGCTGCTGGGCCATGGCCGACTGCTGGTGCATCTGGGCCATCATCATGTCATTCTGCTGCTTGGCCGCCTTGGACGAGGCTTTGCCGCCGCCGCCCCCACCGCCAAAGTGCCGGCGGGTGGCGAGGTCGATCGGGCTGCTGGTGTAGTTGCGCATGGTTAGCCGAGGGTGGAGCCGCCGCCGAGGCGGGTGCCGGTGTCGCCGGCCAAAATGGAAGTGCGGGAGCCGCGGCGCCGGCGCATGGCGGCCGACTTGTCCTGGGTGGCCGTTTGCACGGAGCCTTGGGTGGCCGCGCCGATCTGGGAAACGGCGGCCTGTTGCTGCGCCTGGTCGTAGCTGGCGTTCTCCGCGGCGACTCGTTCATTGTCCGCGGTGATGCGGGCACGCTCGGCGTCGGCCGCCGCGGCGTCGGCTTGCTGTTGCTTTAAGATTTCCGCCTGGCGTTGCTGGGCGGTTGCCGCGGCTTGCCGCTGCTGGGCCGCGATCTGGGCGGCCTGGTTGTTGGCCGGGGCCGGGGCTGCGGCTGCGGGTTTGGGTGCCGGCTTGGGCGCGGCTTTCTTTTTCCCGCCTCCGCCGCGGCATAAGCACACGGCATCGAGCCGCCGCATGAAACGCGGCAACGCGGGCACGTCAATTCCGTAGTGGTCTTGGTTCATCGCATGAGCTTGTGGAACTTGAGCGGGCCGTCACGACGTGCCCACGCGGCCCACGTTAGTGGATAGGGCATGTGTTGCAAGCAAAATGTCTTGACTGACACCGCGGAAGGTCCGGCCGCCGCCCAGACCAGCCACGTGTCGGGTTTGTCATACGTGGCGTAATGCTCCCACGGCCGCGGGTCGGCCCGCTCGACCGGCCGGGCCATCATAAAGTGCGTGGGCGTGGAGACAACCAGGCCGACCTCGAGGTAGGCCATGGCATCGGCCCAGAAGTTTTCTTCCGGCAAGTGCCGAGCATACATGGCCACGATCCGGGCAACCGGGGTCATTCGCAGCTCCAGACCGTGTCGCTTCGCTTCATGCCCCGGGGCCAGCCGTCGGGCGCGGTGAAGGACTTCTCGTGGAAAAGCACGTAGTCGGTCGGCTGGATCGTAAGCCGGCCGTTGTCCAGGCGCACGAAGGTGAACTCCTTGCCCTGGTCCGGGGCGGCCGAGAAAGCATCGCCCACCGGCGCCACGCTGAACAAATACTCGCCCTCGAACTCCTGGTCACCGGCCCGGGCGGTCACGTCCACGCCCTCGAGGTAGGGGTAGAGATTGGCCGCCCAGTCCCACCCGTAGCAGTCCCACCTCTGCGCCTGGTTAAGCGGCCACGCCGGCTCGGGGTCGGGCCGGTAGGCCAGGGCATGGGGTGGCAAGTTGCGGTAGCACGCCCCACTCTCGAAGAGCACCGTGCAGCCCCACGCCCGAGACGGCCAGCTCGTGAGAGCAAACCAGACGGCCGGCACGAAGCCCCAAGGCTCCTTGTGCGTGAAGGCCGTGTCGACCCAAACGTATTGATGCCGCGGGAGCGGGCCGGAAAACGTATTCATCGCTTGACCCTCGAGGTGCCTCGCAGGCCGGTAAGCACCCGCGGCTTGCGTCCCCACTGGCCACGCCGCGGGATCGAGCTGCGGTCGACGGCCATCCCGCGGTTGATCGCCTGGTGGGCCAAGCTGAACGCATCGGCGTAGTGGGACGACCAGTCATGGACCGGCACGTCGCGGATCGTCACGCCGTCCTTCTCCTCCTTGCTGCGATACGCATCGAGCGCATCGAGGCCGTCGCGGCAGGCCTCCTCGTTGAAGTGCACCCGGGGCATCGCATCCAAGGCCAGGTTGATGCCGTCCCAGACCGAAAGCTGGCGCGGCACGGGCACGATGTTACTCAGCCCAGCTCGCCCCAGGCCGTCCTGCCAGAGCCCGCCCCGGTCGGCGCTGGCGTCGTGGGGGATGAAATGGGACCCGTAGGCGTAGGTCTTGCCGCGGAGCCGGGCCGCCCAGTCGGCCGGTGTCTTGCAGTCGTCGTCGCCACTGAGGGCCTCGAGGAAGTTGATCCGGTCCCCTACGAGCTGGAAGACCCATACCTTCTGGTTGAGCGGCGCCCCCACGTCCCAGGCCGTGTAGACGGGCAGCTCCTTGAACCAGAGGATATCCCGGCTCACCCGTCGCTCGGTGCGGGCCACCTCGAGCTGACGCACGTAGATCGCCCCGGGCCGGCCGATCGCGAAGCTGCACTCCATCTCTTGCTCGAAGACGTGGGCCGGCGTCCCCTTGCGGATGCTGGCCAGCTCCTCGGCCGGCAGGATGCCCGAGTCCGAGGCCTTGAGCATGAGCGTGAACCAGCCCGGGTCGACCAAGGCGTCGCACCATAGTCGGTAAAACTGGTTGCGGCCCTTAGGGGTCCCAATGAAGGTCGCCCACCCACCGTAGTCCGAGAGGGTGGGCCGGATGACCGAGTGCCAGGCGGCCGGGTCGATGTCGGCATACTCGTCGATGACGATCCCGTCCAGGTAGAGGCCGCGGAGGCGTTCGTAGGCGTCACCGGAGTAGAGCCGGATGGTGGCCTTGTTAGGCAGGGTGGCCACGAGGTCGGCCCGGTTGATCTCGACGCCGGGCACCTGGCTCGTGAATTGCGTGACGTAGCCCCAGGCGATGTCCTTGGCCTGGTCCCGGGTCGGAGCGACGTAGGCATAGCGCAGAGGCGGCCCGGGTCGATAGTGGGCCAGGGCCCGGTAGAAGATGTCCTGGATCGCGGCGTAGGTCTTGCCTCCGCGGCGATGGACGACCAGGCAGGCCCAGCGGTGCGTCCGCTCGAGGTAGTCGCGGAACTGAGGCCGCGGGACAAGGGTGAGTTCAGCGCCCATTTTTTGGTTGATGGGTTGGACGGCCGGCGTGGCCGCTTTGAGGGCATAACACGATACAATTGCTGTTCTTTATAGTTCTCTGGGAGTCTGTTTGCATATTCTACAGAGTAATCTCAATAAGGCCGGATTCACTCCGATAAAGGCGTTTCGCTTTCTACTGTAGCGTCAGTCTCAATAACATTTCCAAGCGCCGGAACCGGCGAGGTTCGCACGTTGATAAATTCGGTCGGCCGCTCGCCTCCGATGCGGATTCTGATCGTCTGCTCGCCGGTTTGCTCGACCTCGAGTTTGTCGCCGTATTTCTTCGGCGCCCATTTCGACAGGATCCATTTCCTGGTATCAACGCGGACGCGGCGCGATTGAGGATCTTCGTTCGGATCGTCAGCGATGCGCAGAGCATCCAGCGCCATTCGTTCGATCTGAATTTCTCGTGCGCGGGCGTATTTGTTGCGAAACTCCTCTCTTTCATTCAGCCACCGAAACACTGTCGAAGGGCTGGGAAAACCGTCCTCTTCGCAGACGTGAAGCAACGCTTGGCCTTGCGAGACTTTCTTACAGATCGCGTCTGCCATTTCAGTGGAGTAGCTCGAAGGCCGGCCGACTTTGTTGCCTGTGGATTTCTTGGGCATCGTTCAGAGGTGTCAGTCAAGACAAGTATCGAGGATTTGGCCAATGATTTCAACCATCATCCCTTCTTCGCCCTTTTTGACCTTTTGCTGCGTGAAGGTGATTTCGACTTTGTCCGGCGAATCGTCCGGGATGAGGCCTGCATATCGCACTTGATCGATAAGCGGTTTACAGCCGCCTGCAAGATTGTCCGCGTCGAGGAGACGTGTAGCCTTGCGAACAATGCGCAATACAATGCGCTCCTGGCCTTTTTCTTCTCCTTGTTGAGCAGCGTCCAGTGCTGGCCAAGGATTTGGTTTAGAGACGGTGTGAGATATCCTGCCAACCACAAGGTGAGGCGGCCGGGAGTAGCTGCCATCTGGTTGTTGGACGAATCCGAGTTCTTCGAGCTGGTCATAGGTCATAGGTTTTCTGCGCGTGGTTTAGGTTTTACGGCCGGCGAATATTTCCGCGGCCTCTTGAAAAGCGATGAAAAGCCGGGCTGCTGTAGCGGGGATCGCAAGATCCCGCGTAAGCTGACCGGCATCGGATTTTCTGCTGTTCCCATACCTATAGGGGCGGGAACAGCAGGATTTTTGAGAGCTAAGATGTTGAAACGCATGCACTTTCTGTTGTTCCCAGCGTGTCATAACTTCCGGCTGAAAATCTGGGCATTTTTCGGGCCGTTTTTGAAGCGAACCAGGCCTCTTTCCAGGCAGTGATCTTTCAGCTCTTGGAACCTGGCCTTCTTGGTGCAAATCCCCTGCTCTCCCGCGGCCTCGAACCAGGCCAAACCGGTCAAGCCGGCCTCGGGATCAGTCGGCAAAAGATTGGCCAGATCCTCGAGGCTGTAGCCTTTGCCCGTGGCCGCGAGGTCCGGCCGCACCTTCCAGATCGGGAAATCGAACTCGATGACCACTGGCTCCGGGCTGGCCATGTTGCGCAACGTAGCCTCAAACGTGTAGCAGTTGTCCGCGTCCTTGAACTTGGAAAGCGTGAGGATTGAGTCTGGGTCCCTGGCCATGACGCCGCTGCCCGAGATCCGATCAATCTGCGCCTTGCCCGCGGAATCGCCCTTGGCGAAGTGAGCAGCGATAAAGATGGCCGCCCCGAGCCGGTGGCCGAACCTTTCGATGGCTTCGAAC